TTATTTGTTTTGCTTTTCTTTCAATTCATTAGCGAAAACAAGCACTTTTGCCTGATTCATAGCATTAAGTTCAGCAAATATGTTCAAGAGTTCTATTTCATTAGCGGTCAAAAATCTTTCTGACCCGTTGATAATAGTTACCGGCGCATGAGCGTGTCCAATAATTCCGTTATTTGTATGAACATTACCCGTCACAACTTCCTGTCCTCCAGCAAGATAGTCAACTGACACCCCTATTATTTCAGCCGCTTTAATCAGGTTAGGTCCTTTAGGATCGGTTTTCCCGTTCGCCCAATCTGAAACTGTCGACGCAGAAACCCCCAGTTTTTTAGCTAATTCCTTCTGACTTATCCCTTTTTGTTTTGCCACCAAAACAAGTCTTTCTCCTGGTTTCACTAAACACACCACCTTAACTAAAAAAATTCGGTTAATACTATTGACAATTCAAGTAAACCGAATTATAATAAGGTTAACCCTATGAAATTAGGGCAAACAAAATCAGCCAACAGAAAAGCAAACATCTGTCGGATTCGGTTTAACTTATAAAATAGGTCTTCATCAACTCTATTATATAAGTAAACCGAAGCAAAGTCAACAGAAAGGAGGTTAAAAAATGGAAAAATACCTGACCTGTGAGCAGGTCGCCGAAAGATACGGCGTCAAGGTTATAACCGTTTGGGCCTGGATACGGGAAAAGAAATTGCCGGCAATCAGGATCGGTAAAGGTTACCGTATCAGACCCAAAGACTTGGAAGCGTTCGAAGCGGCCAGGAAAACGAAATAAAAGGGGGTTTGCACATGGGACAAGCACGAACGATCAACATTCCGGACCACCAGCTTAACCGCCTGGCCCAGCATTTGATCAATGTAGTTCCTGAATATTTCAAAAATCCGGCCAATAATAGCCGGTTTAGAGAATGGGAAAGCCAAAAAATTTCTGAAGGGAGGAAAAAACGTGAGGTCAAGCAAGTGTAATCGTTGCGGCAGAGCCTTAAAAAATCCTGTTTATATCGATCTTGGATATGGCAAAGTCTGTGCCGCAAAAATGGGAATTTCGGTTCCCTCAAAGAAGAGCGCCGGCGACGCAGAAGAACCGGTAAGAAAACTGGGTTCATTTGTCCCCTTTAAGGGCGACATCATTTGTCGGAGAACCGAACACGGGCCGGAAGTCAATATCCCCCATAGATTTGTTAAACACAGTCCCGCCGGCCTGGAATGGGGTTATGGTGGTTCTGGCCCTGCCGATCTGGCATTAAACGCCCTGGCAATGTATATCGGGCGAGAAAAGGCGGAAGAAAACGGATTTTATCAGGAATTTAAGCGGGAATTTATTGCGACCATGCCAGCCGAAGGCGGCGTTATTAAGCGCGAACAGGTATTATCCTGGCTTAAAGAAAAAGGTTGTGATCTCAATGAAAAGACTTTGGCAGAAACATAAAAAGAAAGTCTTCGGTTCTTTCGCCTTCCTTATGTTCTTTCTCGTGTACGGGACTGTTGGAGCGGTTGAATGTGACACGCTTTCCCTTTTCGAAGGAACTATCAGGTCAATAATCTTCCTGGCCTTGTGGGTCCTCTTTACTTACCTGGCCGGAGGTTTTGAAAATTATGCGGAAAGGGGGGACAAGCAGTATGAAGTACAAGCCGAAGACGCTTTCACCTGTTCAGGTCGCGCAGGTCGTCAAAGCCCTTCTACTTCTGGGCGAAGAACATATCACCATTGAAGCAATAGAAAAGGACCGCTACGCAATCACCACAAAGCGCAACGGTCCTAACCCTAAAGAAAAGAATTAAGTTTTATTTCATTCTATCGAATTAAAGGAGGTTTTTCAAGCGAAGCTTTTAACATTAGAGCCTACAGAAAGGCAGAAAGGAGAGAACACCATGCAAGCAACAGCACAGCTTATAAGAGATGAAGCGGCCATATTCCTGGGGAGAAGACCGACAGATGAAGAGATGAAATGGGCACTACCAAGGGCGCAGAAAAAACTCGCCTGGATCATCGAAAGAGAAGGCGACGCAGGCGGAGTAAGACAGCAGCCCTGGTACCTGGGGAAGCTGGTAGAAGAGGCAATCGTGGAAGAGAAATTCTCACAGTATACCAGATGCATGTTGTAAAAGAAAGCAAAATGAAAACGGCTTGAAAGCCGCAATAAATACCAACTCCATTATATCACTGGATATGGTGGGGTGTCAAGGGAGGATGATTTGAATGGCAGTAAATCTGGATAGATTTGTACAAGGTCTCCCGGACCCGCAAGAAGCTGAGGTAAAAGCATACTGTGATGGTTGCGGAGGCGAAATATACGAAGGTGAAGAAGTATATGTTGTTGAGGGAGAGATACTGCATGCCGAGTGGGAATGCTTGGTGCAGTATATAGACCCTGAGGTCAAGACAATAGAAGAAGCGCTGGGGGTGGAAGCATGACCGCAGTAGAACTTGCAAAAACTTTGGACATGCCAAGAGAAGAATGGCTTGAGCTCCGCAAAAAGGGCATAGGCGGCTCCGATGCTGCCGCGATCGTCGGCCTTGACCGCTACCGCTCACCTTTTGATGTGTATGCGGACAAGCTGGGGCTAAAGCCTGAAATCCCTGACAACGAGGCCATGCGGCAGGGGAGAGACTTGGAGCAATATGTGGCTGAAAGGTTCATGGAAGCTACCGGGAAGAAGGTCCGCCGGCGAAATGCTATGCTCCAGCACCCTGAATATCCGTTCATGATTGCGGATATAGACCGCTGGGTGGTTGGCGAGAACGCGGGACTTGAATGCAAAACTACAAGTGTTTTAAATAGGGCCAAGTTTTCTCAAGGAGAATTCCCTCCGAATTATTATGTTCAATGCATGCACTACATGGCCGTTACCGGTGCAGAACGCTGGTATCTTGCTGTGTTGGTACTAAACAAAGCTTTTCATGTTTTCACTATTGAACGAGACGAAGCAGAGATAAATGCACTAATTGAAGCCGAAAAAGACTTTTGGGAAAACCATGTCTTAAAACAAATTCCACCGGCTCCGGACGGAAGCGAAGCCACATCAGAAATTATCAAGCAGCTATTCCCTGAGGCCAAAGAAGCCACAGAAACCGCTCTGTTCGGGTACGAGGGCAAGATTCAGCAGTACCTGGAGCTGGATACCAAAGTGAAGGAGCTTGAATGTGAGCGCGACAAGCTCAAACAGGAGCTTCAACTGGCGATGGCAGATGCCGAAATTGGCAGAGCACAGGGATATATCGTTGAGTGGAAAAACCAAGTCCGGCAAACGTTGGACACTCAAAAACTTAAAAAAGAACAGGCAGAGATATATCAAAAATATCTCAAGCCGGCTCAAACCGTCAGAATGTTCAAAATCAAGGAGGTATCATAAATGGCTAATCAAAAAGGATTAATTCAGCAGGCTACAAAGCAGGAAAGCAAGACAACCGCTCTGACAAGGCCTATTGATAAATTAAAGAACATCTTGGCCGCCCAGAGCGTCCAGGAACAATTCCAGTCAGTCCTGAAAGAGAACGCAGGGGCATTTGTGGCCAGCATTATTGACCTATACAACACCGATAGAACCCTGCAGATGTGTGACCCTAAAAACGTTGTCATGGAGGCACTCAAGGCCGCCAGCCTAAAACTACCCATCAACAAGCAACTCGGATTTGCCTGGATAGTACCATATCGGGACGGGAGGACCGGGCAGTATATTCCGACGTTCCAGCTTGGTTACAAGGGATATATCCAGCTCTGCATGAGAACCGGAGCCTACCGGTACATAAATGCTGATGTGGTCTACGAGGGCGAACTGGTCAAATGCGACAAGCTGACCGGCGAAATCGAGATCGACCCAACCAAGAGGACCAGTGACAAGAAGATCGGATATTTCGCCTTCATTGAGACTCTGAACGGCTTCCGAAAAACGCTTTTCATGACGGTCGAGGAAGTCACCAAACACGCCCAGCAGTACAGCAAGAGCTACGGGAGCAAAAACAGCGTTTGGGCAACAGATTTTGACGCTATGGCTTTGAAGACCTGCCTGCGGCTGTTGCTGTCCAAGTACGGTGTCATGAGTGTCGAGATGCAGAGGGCGTATATCGATGACAGCGCTGATACCGTCGCACTGGCTGACGAAAGGATTGCTGATGACACCTTTGATGGCGAAGTGATTGAGGCTGAAGCGGTGGAAGTGACTGACATGCCGGAGGAAGCGGCTGAAGATTGAGGCACATAAAACATGGGCGGCGGGCGTGGTGGGAACACGCAATCCCAGGGATTGAAAATAGGCGTAAAGACGCCGGGAGAAAACCGTATTCACCAACACTTTTCGGTAAAGTGGTCCGCAACGCAGACAAAAAACTAATGTGCAACCGATCCGGTTCAAATCCGGACCGCCCATTAAATTGAACCCATTGGCCCCGAATCGATGAACTTGGGTACCGGTAGGCGGGAGGCCCGGGGCGTTATGTATAGATGATGAGAATATATGTGATTTTTAAAACAGCCTGGTCCAGCGGCTTGTGCCAGCCGGGGCCGCTGGGAAGGCTGGAGGGAGAAAAAGAAAAATGTCTGAGATAGATGCAAGAACAAAAGCTATAGGTATTATTTCTGGCGGAAGAGTACAAGCCTTAGAAGATGCCGGATTGATGATTGTAGATAAACAGGAGATAGACAGGCTTAAAGAAAAGCTAAATGCGGTGTTGCAAGATTTTTATCAATATGTTCAAGGCGATAAAGAAATCTGCGCTTTTTGCTTACACGATTATGAATGTGAACCTGGAGAAACGATATGTGGAGCAACTTATAAAGGCTTTAAATGGAGAGGTTTAAATGAGAGGGAGGACTTATGACATTAAAGGAACAATGTGCAAGTTGTAAGGCTAATTGGGATGGCCATTGTATCAATGGGAATGATACATGGAAATCAATTAATTCTTGCAACGAAGTGATTTGCGAAGATTATGAGAAGGTGGGGGGCAGGATGGCAATGAATAATGATTTAAGAGAAATAGCAATACGAACAGATTTGGGCGATGCATGGGAAAATCCGTTCTCGCATGAGGACGTTGCACAAGCAATAAGCACAATAAGATATATCAACAGTAAAGACTTGACAGAAAATACATATGACCTGTTGACCGCATTGGAAGCGCTCCATCGACAACAACCAAAGCCAGTTAAGCTGAAATACAAAGAAGGAGAAGATGCTGCGTTAATAACCTGTCCTGTTTGTTGGCACTCAACTATTATTAATTTTAAATTGCACAAACAATTTTATCCTGAATGGTACTGCAAACATTGTGGACAACGACTATTCTGGGGCGATGAACCGGCCAAAGCAGGCCGAGGAAATGGCAAAGCTCTGCTACTCGGAGCGGATGTGTGAAGTTGTTAATGTGGAGGCGGGGTCAGAATGCCAAACAGAATCATCAAAGAATCAATATGTACAAGCGACACCATAGACCAATTATCTTGGTTTGAGGAAGTGTTTTTCTATCGCCTCCTGGTTAATTGCGATGATTATGGGAGGATGGATGCAAGGCCGGCGATTCTGAAGGCGAAGCTGTTTCCTCTTAAAAGTGTTACCGAAAAGCAGATTTCTGATGCTTTAAATAAGTTATCGACGGTAGGTATTGTAGCCCTATATGAGTATGATGGGAGACCGTACCTGCAATTGGTAACTTGGGAAAAGCATCAGACTGTACGGAATAAAAAAGGTAAATATCCTGCGGTTGACGGAAGAGAGGAAACGACTGCTTCAGAAAATGTGCGGTTGATTTCAGTTGAATGCAATTGCAATCAATTGAATGCAATTGCGTCTTTAATCCAATCCAATCCAATCCAATCCGAATCCAATACGAATCCGAATCCGAATCCAAATCCAAATACAAAGGACTCCGTTGTCGTCCCTGGTGAAATTCTTTCGGAATGGAACGCTTATGTTGATATGCGGAAAAAAATTAAAAAGCCAATGACTGATAAAGCTGCTTTATTAGCTTTGAAAAAACTAAATGAGCTTGCACCTGACGACTATGAGAAACAGAAAGCTATCCTCAACCAGTCGGTATTTAATTCTTGGCAGGGGTTATTTCCTCTGAAAGGTGGTTATGATGAAAAGACTAATCGACATGATACCGGAACAATACCGGCAAGCAGCAAACCAAAGTACGGGGATGTCCTATGAAGATTATCTAAAAATGATGTGTGATTTTCAAAATCAGACTGTAGGGCATTTAACCGGACATGATTGCGACAAATGTAAAAACAAAGGTTTAATTTTTTTCGTCGAGAACGGCGAGGAAAAATGCCGCGAATGCGAATGTATGACTATTCGCAGAAATTTACAGCGCATTAAGGAAAGCGGGCTGGCTGCTGTAATCGAAAAATATACTTTCGATACATATCAAACGCCGGAGCTGTGGCAACAGGCTATCAAGCAGAGCGCGCTTGAATTTCTCGACGTTAAAGGCAAGTGGTTTTATATCGGCGGGCAGTACGGATCAGGAAAGACACACATCTGCACTGCAATTGTCGGTGAGTTTATCAACCGCGGATTGAACGCCAGATACATGATGTGGCTGGACGATAGCAAGCGGTTAAAAGCCTGTATCAATGATGACGAAGAATATTACCGCTTAATACACCCGCTCAAAACCACTGATGTGCTATATATCGATGATTTTTTTAAGGCACAGGCAGGTCCGGACGGCAAAATGCTCCCTCCTACTCCTGCGGATGTAAGCTTGGCATTTGAGATTATCAATTACCGTTACATGCAGCCGGACGCAATCACAATTATATCCAGCCAGTACGATATTGACGGTCTGCTTGATATTGATGGAGCACTCGGCAGCCGGATATATGAGCGAACAAAAGGGTTTTGCAAAATTATAGGTCCGGACGAGAAAAAGAATTATCGAATGAGGGATGTAATATGACTGAAGCGCAACATCAAGCAGCACTATTCAACTGGGCTTGGTTAGTCCGCAACCGATATCCGGAACTTGCGCTGCTCTATCACATCCCGAACGGCGGGAGCAGAAATAAAGCCGAAGCCGCTAATTTGAAACGTCAAGGTGTAAAGCCGGGCGTACCGGATTTGTGCTTACCTGTACCAAGAGGTCAATATCACGGGCTATACATAGAGCTCAAGACCGAGAAAGGACGGACAAGCACGGCGCAGGATTGGTGGATTCGGGAGTTAAATGCACAGGGTTATTTTACTGAGGTGTGCCACGGTTGGCAGTCGGCTGTAAGGGCGATTGAGTGGTATCTGGGGTTGATAAAATGAAGCAGGAAGAATTCGAACGCCTTGCCGCCAAATCCGAACCGCTCCCGGATAACCTTACCCTACCCGAACAATGGCTGTACTTATCCCTGCGGGCGTTATATCGGGAATTTAAAGCTGGTGCAGTATCGAAAGAACAGGCAGCAAAAGAAAAACGGGCTATATTAGACCAGTACGAACTTGCAAAGCTACATTACTCCGCATACCAGCAAACAACCGAGAGGACGAACAGGTACGGGTACTTGTTTGCAGAAGCAGAAAAGAGCGGTTGTGATGTGTGCAGGAAAATTGTGAGGATACTGGATGGGAGGATGTCTTTATGAAACTTATCTACGTCGCCCACCCTTACGGTGGCAAATGAGCGCGCTGGCCGCCAGTACGGCGAAGACGGATACGGGGACGATTACCTGGTCCTACTGACAGCAGACACAGTCCGCGAAATGGCATTTTCGGAATATACCCTTTTGGGAAGCCAGCAGGCTGTGTGACAAGCTAAACAAAGAAGGCAAAGGGAGTCAATATATAGACTTTGCCATCAAGACGACTGGAACCAGCAAGTCAGATTTATGTAAGGATGGAGGTAAAATATGAACCTTGTAATACTTATGGGACGTACAACCAAAGACATCGATTTGAGATATACTGCGCAATCATACATACCCGTTGCCCGGTTCACCCTTGCGGTGGACAGGCCATATACAAAGCAGGGAGAAGAGAAGAAAACAGACTTCATTTCATGCGTTGCATTTGGGAGATTAGCTGAAAACCTTGAGAAATATATTAGAAGGGGTAGAAGGATTGTCATAGAAGGACGTATCCAGGTTGACAGTTACGACAGGGATGATAGGAGTAAAGGCTACAGCACAAGCGTCATTGTTGAAAGGTTCCATTTTGCAGATAGTAAACCGGGCATACAAGCGCAGGAAGTCAGTCAGGCAGAGCCAGAAATGGATGGCTTTGAACCTTTAGATTCGGATGATGATCTCCCCTTCTGAGGTGAGAATATGCAGGCGTATGACGTAAAAAGAAAGCGGGTGGTTAATATTGAACGCAGCGAAGGCGACGTCATAGTGGCATATTCACTACCGGGAGAGCCGGGAATAAGGATGACAAACAGGTATCTTGCTTAACTATACAACGGTTGAAGGGACCGGAGGAAAAGGTGGAGATTGAGCTGGAGGAGGTATCTTAAGTGAGGAGTTGTAATTTGTGTAAATACTTTATTCCTGCGTGGGGAGGCAGTAAAACGAGTATGTCGCAGCCTGCATGGTGTTTTAAAAGAAGTATTTGTCTAACAAACGAATTTATACAAAAAGGATGCAAGGAGTGCGTCGAGTTTAAGGAGGTAGAAGCAGATGCAACAGGAAACTAAAAAAATACAGACACTTCATGAAAGAGAACTTAAACTGCTAGAGTTTATCCGAAGACTTGGCTACGGAGAGATTACAATCAGGGTTCAAGATGGGCTGCCAGTGATAATAGAAAAGGCCACGGAGAAGGTGAAATTATGAAATACTGTAAAGATTGTAAGTACTATATACCAAAGGCCAGGTACCAATTTGAGATGCGAGATGCAAGAATGAGGGAATGCAAGCATTATTCTATTTGCAACCGGATTATAAGGCTGGTAAAAAAAGAATGTAATTGCGAAGCATGATAGGCAATATTAAACTGTATGCTGACCGGAAAACCGGAGGCACTTCGAGAAATTGGGGTGACTCTTTTACTTTATAGGGGGTGTGAATGTGGGAATCCTAGAAAGACGCATATACAAAAAGATTGAGTACTATTTATACCACTACCACCAAATTCGTAAAGAGATAGAACAAGAAAAGGAAATTATTATCCAGTCAGGTGGCCGTGACCTCACCGAATGGGGAGGCGGTATCAGCTACCATTCGGATCCGACTGCGAATAAGGCTATTAAACTTACTAGGCCAGAATTGCTAGAAAAAGAAAAGTGGCTCAAGGTGGTTGAAGGTACTATCCAGCACTTCGAGGGCACAGAAAAAGGGCGGCTCCTCCAGAAAAAGTATTTTGACCAGCTGGGAGAGCGACATATATGCAAGGAATTACACATCGAAAGGACAACTTACTATCGATGGCGAGAAGAAATTGTGCTGTATACCGCCTTACTAGCGGCGCAATATGGTCTTATAAAGTTTTAAAAAATTCAGAATTTTTGGCCAATGAATGTGTTACAATGATAGCGGGAATATTATGATATTTGGGTGTCATAGCAGAACAGATGCAATACAGCATAACTCGGCTGATGAAATATTTGAGGGTTAGATTGATGAGCTGTTGAGGAGTTGCATGGTTCATATATTAGTAGCCAGGGTAGATGGGGGGTCAGAGAAGTATATTAGTCGTTTGCTTATAAAATGGGATAACAAAGGCAGAATTGAAAGTAGAAAAAATATAGAAGAAGGAGTGGTTACGTGTATTCTCACCGGTTCTAAGGGGTTCATATGCAGGCTTGATGTGGGAAAAGTATGTTGTTACGTGAACTTAGATGGCGTAGCCTTGTATCTGATAAATTTTGACATAGATGTATAATTAAGTCAAGCTTAAAGTTGTAAGCAAAATATGCTATAATAGATTGAGGGAAGAACGAGGTGAGATTATGAAAAGAAATCCACTTGTTGCTCCTGTGTTGAAGTGGGCAGGAGGGAAGCGGCAATTACTAAAAGACATAAAGAAGCATATACCAGAGAAATTTTCAACTTATTATGAGCCCTTTTTAGGTGGTGGGGCTGTTTTATTCGAACTACAACCTAGTAAGGCTGTAGTGAATGATATAAATGAGGAATTGATGAATGTTTATTTAGTAATTCGGGATCATGTTGAAGAACTCATTGAAGAATTAAAAAAGCACGAAAGAAAAAATAGTGAAGAATATTATTATGAAATAAGAGAACTAGATAGAGACAAGAGAAAGTATGAGCAATTAAGTAACATAGAAAAAGCTGCGAGAATAATTTATTTAAACAAAACATGTTATAACGGTTTGTTTCGTGTAAATTCACAAGGTCAGTTTAATGTTCCTTATGGGAGATATAAAAATCCAGATATTGTGAATGAAGTTACATTAAGAGCAGTAAGTAATTATTTTAATAAAGCTAAAATAACTTTTAAATGCGGAGATTTTGAAGAAGCAGTTAAGGGGGCAAGAGAGGGTAGTTTTGTGTATTTTGATCCGCCTTATGATCCCGTTAGTGATACAAGCAGTTTTACAGGTTATGATATAAATGGGTTTTACAAGGAGGAACAGATAAGGCTTAAGGAATTATGTGATAAATTAAATAAAAAAGGTGTAAAGTTTCTACTTTCAAACTCAGCAACAGATTTTATTTTGGACCTGTATAAAGATTATAATATAACAATAGTCCAAGCTAATAGGGCAATTAATTCAAAAGCGGACAAAAGAGGAAAAGTTGATGAAGTGCTGGTGAAGAATTATGAGTGAGACAAAGAATGATATTGCATGGGAACGAATTTTTAAGAAATATAGAATATTAGAGAAAATAAAGAAAAATGGGGCTTTTGAAATAACGTCAGGGCAAATAAATGAGTTTAGAGAAGCAAGGTTAATGACAAAATTTGATCACCGAAAAAATTTACCGAAGATTTTTGAAGAAAATAATCTTTCTATTCTTCCTATTACTAGAGGTAGTTATTTAATTACGCAGTTTAAGGCTTATCATAGGCTTGAGGAAAAAGAAACAGAAATAATCAAGATTCCATTTCCTACTTATATTGAAAGTATTGATTATGAAAACATAACAAGCGAGGCTGCGGCTTTAAACTGTGCGTATGTTTCAGGTATATTGGCTGATTTTATTGAGGATGAAGAAATAGTTCCAACAGTTACAGGTCGAATGAGTTCTGATGCGTTTTGTTTTTATATTAATACTTATTCGGGGTCTAAGTTTAAAGTTAATGTTACTAATGCTCAAATTGAGATAGATGGTGGATATGAAGGGCTGGGAACCTTTTCTTTAATTGAAGCGAAAAACTCGTTATCAGATGATTTTATAATACGACAAATATATTACCCTTATAGGTTATGGCATGATAAAATTAACAAAAAAGTTAAGCCAATATTTATGACTTACTCTAACGGTATTTTTACTTTTTATGAGTATGAGTTTCAAGACCCTGAAGATTATAATTCTCTTACTTTAGTAAAACAAAAAAAATATAGCATAGAGGAAACAGAGATTGGGCTTGATGACATAATAGAGATCTACAAAAGGACAAAAATTATAAATGAACCAGAAGTTCCATTTCCACAAGCAGATTCATTTGAAAGGATAATTAATCTTTGCGAGCTTTTAAATGAATCAGAGTTGACTAGAGATGAAATAACAACAAACTATGATTTTGACTCTAGGCAAACGAATTATTATACAGATGCAGCTAGATACTTGGGATTAGTACATAAGCGTAAAGAAGGTAGAGAGGTAATATTTTCGTTGACAGAAGAGGGGGAAAAATTATTTAAACTGAAATATAAGCCAAGACAATTAAAATTTGTTGAATTAATTTTGTCCCACAAAGTTTTTAGAGAAGTTTTTGAATTGTGTCTGAAAAATGGAAAAATGCCAGATAAACATGAAGTAGTGAAGATTATGAGATACAGCAATTTGTATAAAATAGAATCCGAGAAAACATTTTATAGGCGTGCTCAAACTATAATGAGTTGGATTAAATGGATATTAGAATTAACTAGATTGTAGTACATAGCCAAAGATTGTACAAAAGTTCGGTACTTTTTAAACGGATTTATATGGTAGTATAGTAGTATAGAATTGTATACTTTCCTCTTCAGCCCGGTTGCCCCCGCCGGGCTTTGAAAATCTTTCCTGTGTATGCTATAATAAAGCAAAAATATTTCAAAAAAGGGGAAAACAAAATGTCGGACAAACAGAAAAAAACACTTTATAAAAAGTGGTGGTTTTGGCTTATCGTGATTGTATTCATAGTTGCGATTGCTAGTCAGGGGGGCAATGATGGTAAAGAAGAAGTTGCTAGTGGTAACGTATCTGAACAGATAGAAAACAATGTTGAAAATAATGCTGAGACAGATGAGATAGCAGAAGAAGTTGAAGAGCCTAAAAATGCAGAAAAAACTGAAAGGGTAGAGGAACCAACAGAATCAACGATTGTAGACAAAGAAGTAGAGGCAACGAACGAAACCTTATCGCAGAAAAACGCAGTAAGAAAAGCAAAAGAATATTTGAGCGTTATGGCTTTCTCTAAAGAGGGGTTAATAAAACAATTAGAATTTGAAGGCTTTAGTAATGAAGATGCTACGTATGCTGTAAATCAAATAGACGTTGACTGGAAAGAACAAGCTGTAAAAAAAGCAAAAGAATATTTAGGCGTTATGGCTTTTTCAAAAAGCGGTTTAATAAAACAACTGGAGTTTGATGGTTTCAGCAATGAAGAAGCCACATATGCAGCAGAACAAGTGAATGCAGATTGGAAGGAGCAGGCAGTAAAGAAAGCGAAAGAATATTTAAAACTTATGGGTTTTTCTAGAAAAAGTTTGATAGAGCAGCTAGAGTTTGACGGGTTCACCGAAGAAGAGGCTACGTATGCTGCAGATCAAGTAGGATTATAAATAAGCAAATATATAAAGGCATCCGAAAGGATGTCTTTTTTCATGCATAATAACAAAATATAAAATAACCGACTAGGGTAGGTGAGGTGATGATGGCATTAACCGAAAAACAGAAGAGATTTGTCGAAGAGTATTTAATTGACCTGAACGCAACTCAGGCTGCCATTAGAGCTGGTTATAGCGTGAAAAGGGCATCTGAGATTGGGTATCAACTACTACAGAAAACTACAGTATCTCATGCCATATCTAAAGCCATGGCTGAGCGCTCTCGTCGGACTGGTATAAGCCAGGATAGAGTGCTTCAGGAGCTGGCCAAGATTGCATTTGTTAATGCAACGGATGTAATCAATATGGACGAAGCAACTATTCGGGGTGATGCCAACCGTGAAGATACAGCTGCTATTGCCAGCGTAAAGGTTAAGACTATTCCCACGGAATCTGGAGAGATTGTGGAACGAGAGGTCAAGACATACGACAAAATAAAAGCCCTAGAGCTTCTGGGCAAGCACTTGGGCATGTTCACTGATAAGCTTAACGTCAACGCCGAAATGGCCGTCAAGATAGTAGATGATATAGATGGCGAAGATTAGGCTGTCAGAACTAATTGCGCCATCATTCTACGATGTGCATAAGGAGCTCAAGGCGGAGCTATATGATGAGTACTGGCTTAAAGGCGGCCGCGGATCCACCAAGTCAACTTTTATCAGCATTGAGATACTACTGGGTATCATAAAAGACCCGGAAGCGAATGCGGTGGTATTTCGCCGGTACCAGAACGAGCTTAGGGACACTGTTTTTGGCCAGTTTGAGTGGACTGCTTCAAAGATGGGTATAGCCCATCTTTTTAAGTTTCAAGTGTCTCCGATGCAGATTATTTATATACCAACTGGGCAAAGGATTGTATTCAGGGCTGCAGACAATCCCAGGAAACTCAAGTCAATCAATCTGGGCAGAGGATATGTAAAATATGCCTGGTTTGAAGAAGTGGACCAGTTTGCTAGCATGGACGAAATCCGGAATATCCTTCAGTCATTATTCCGGGGCGAAGGAAATAAGAAGCGTGTTGTTTTTTTCTCGTACAACCCACCAAAGTCCGGGCGCTTCTGGGTGAACTGGGAAGTAAAGATACCGAAACCGGGCCGCCGGGTGCATCATTCAACATACCTGGATGTACCGCCTGAATGGCTGGGTGAAAGGTTCCTTGCTGATGCAGAACATCTCAAAAAGACCAATGAAATGGCATACCGGCATGAGTACCTGGGAGAAGAAGTCGGGACCGGGCTTGAAGTGTTTACGAATGTTGAACTCAGGACCATTACCGACAATGAAATTGCAACCTTTGACCGCATCAGGCAGGGGCTAGACTTCGGTTATGCAGTGGATCCGCTTTGCTTTGAACGCATGCACTATGACCGTACCCGCCGGCGGCTTTATATATTTGCTGAGATTAGTGGCCTTAACCTATTCAATCGGCAGCTGTGGGAAAAGGCGCAGCAGTATAACGATGTTTGGACTATTGCCGACAGCGCCGAGCCAAAGAGCATTGACGAGCTCCGGAGCTTCGGCATGAAAATAAAAGGAGCAAAGAAAGGGCCTGGTTCTGTAGAATTCGGCATTAAGTTCCTGCAGGACCTGGAGGCCATTATTATTGACCCGGAGCGGTGTCCGCTGGCCGCGAGGGAGTTCATAAACTATTCGCTGGAGACAGACCGAAACGGCATAGTAAAAAGCCAGTTCCCAGATAAAGACAACCACAGCATCGACAGCGTCCGCTATGGACTAAGTGAGGATATGGTACAAACTACAAGAAGACCTATAGACAAACCACCAGGATGGTAAGGATGGTGATAATATTGCTTACGAGTATAAATTTTCTTTCTCCCGGAAACCCCTGGCCGCCACCTACAGAGGCAGAGCGGTTGGAAAGATATGCTCAAAATAGGCTGTTGTTCGAGGGCAAACACGAGCTGGTATATAAAGACTGGATAAGGCTGCTCCGTGAGGACCAGCAAGCGACACTTGAAATGGTATTGAATTGGCACAAACGACTGACGTTCCTGTTTGCCGATTTGCTACTGGGTGAACCGCCGCGAATTACGGCCGGTGACAAGGACAGTCAAGAGCAGGAAGCCGTTGAACGCATTATTGACGATAACGGTCTTTTTAATGTGGTCTACGAGGTAGCGTTGGATGTGTCACGTTACGGTACAGGCATCTTCAAGGTCCGTTATGACGGCCGAGCCATAATCGAAGGCCAGCAACCGGCGATATGGTTCCCCGTGGTTAAGCCGGACAATATCAAAGAAACACAAGCCCATGTATTGGCCTGGACATATGAGGAAGATACTCAGGAGCGGGGCAAAACGGTTACAAAGAAGTATCTCCAAACAGAGATACATGAAAAGGGTAAAATCACAACAGCGAAATACCCGATTGAGAATAACATAATCGGCCCGGCTATAGAATACGCAGAAATAGAAACCGGCGTTGATGAGTTTTTGGTTGTACCGGTTAATAATGTCCTTACCACCGATAGAGTGACGGGTCTTGACGATTATTCCGACTTGGATAGCATCATCCAGGAACTTGAAACCCGAATAGCGCAGATAAGCCGAATCCTGGACAAACACGCGGACCCGAATATGTATGGGCCGGATACGGCACTGGAGCACGACCCAGCAACAGGCCAATGGGGATACCGGGGCGGCGGTAAATACTTCCCCGTTGGCCAGGGCGAACAGCCGCCGGGCTATGTTACCTGGGACGGCCAATTGGAAGCGGCGTTCAAGCAGATTGATTTATTAATGGAGCAGCTATATACCCTTTCAGAGACATCAGCAGCGGCATTTGGCCAGCTCAAGGCGGGCCTTGCCGAATCAGGCACAGCATTACGGCGTCTGATGATGGCTCCGCTCGCAAAAGTCAATCGCATCCGCATGAGGTTCGATCCAGCGTTGAAAGAAGTCCTCTGGTTGGCATCGCGATTGGAAAAAGCTCAGGGTATGGCTGGAGCTGTTGTTCTTGAAAACATCCACATTGACTGGAAAGATGGCCTGCCGGATGACGAGCAGGAACTTACACAGAATGAAGTCCAGAGGTATACTGCCGGGCTGACAAGTCTTGAAAGCTCACTCAGGCGGCTATATGGGCTTGAGGGCGATGCGCTGCAGAAGGAGATTGACCGAATAAAGGCAGAACAGCAGAACCAGGTCAATACACAACTGCCGACAATAACCTTGCCGCCAGCAGAGGACGAAGGCGAAGGTGAAGAATAATGGCAGATGTAAGGAGGTTCAGCGACGCCGAGATAAACCGGCTTGTTAAATTCTACGAACAGGCCGAGCGGGAAATACTTGATCGGCTGAACCGGGCTCTGCTTCGGGGCAATAAGACAGAATACCTTGCCCAGATGAAGAAGAACATTGAAGCTATCCTGCAGCAGCTCCGAGAGGGAAATAGAACTTGGTGCGAGCAGGCCATACCGAGGGTTTATTCTCAGGGCCTGTATTCTGCAGATGCTATGCTGAAAGACATCGGAGCAACCGTCAAGACCGGTTTTGGCGCTATCCATCAGCAGGCAGCGCAGGTACTGGCCGAAAACGCATTTCAGCGGTTCGAGGACGTCGTACAGGTGATAGGCCGCCAAGTCAACGATATATACCGGGAGCTGGCGTTGGAAAACGTCAGAGGAACAGTAGTAGGCTACGATACGTGGAAGCAGACTGCCCGAAGATTCAGGGAACAGCTTGCAGAGCGGGGTGTGACCGGGTTCAAGGACCGCTCCGGTCGGATGTGGAATATGCGGACTTATACGGAGATGGTAGCGAGGACAACTACCATGCAGGCGCATCTTGAAGGCACAGCCAACCGGCTGGTAGAGCAGGGACATGACCTGGTGAAGGTTAGCACTCACCGGGGAGCTTGTGAACTATGCCAGCCGTGGCAAGGAAAGATACTGAGCATCACGGGGAAAACAAAAGGATATCCGACGCTGGAAGAGGCTAAGGCGGCTGGGCTGTTTCATCCGAACTGCAGACATGCTTATGGCCTGTATATCGACTTGGAAGATGAGGATAAAGGAACTGAAAGAAAACAGGAATTGTCTCCCGAAGAAGAGAAAAACTACATCGAAATAGAAGGCTTGCCTGAAACTGCTAAAACTGGACTGGCAAAAGTATTAACAGAAGCTCTGCAACATGGGCTGAAAACTGGGAAAGAATGCTTACTGCATATTGACGCAAAGACAGGAGAAAGTGTATACTCTAAAATAGAAGGAACAGCTAAAGCGGTTGTGTTTCCACAGTCTTTGGTTGACTTTTTAGACAAGGCTGCACCTAGCAGTATAATATCAATCCATAATCATCCTAGCAGTAGCAGCTTTTCTGGTGCAGATTTAAACGTAATGTCGAGGTATAAATCTATTAGTTATTTAGTGGTTATAGGACATGATGGAACAAGATATGTAGTCAAGGTAGGGCAAGGATTAAGACCAGCAAGCACAGAGATATTAGCTGAATGGAAAGCAGCTCATGACAGACATTTTAATTATTTTAATACAAAGGTTGCCTCAGGAGAACTAAAACCTGAGGACGCATGGAAAGAACACACGCATTTAATAATGCAAGAAGTTGCTGAAAAGTTTGGTTGGATCTATAGGAGGGTGATGCCTAATGAAAGATAAAAAGGAGATTATTGGTCTGGACTTGTTGGACTACGTTCCGGATTATACTAAGTCTTTAGAAGAAAACAATAAGATTTATAGGCAAAAGTACTTTGAGGTTTACGGTGAATATCCGCCGGAACTAAAAGACAGCAAGAAAGATTGAGCACCTTGATCAGAAATTTATCGGGTGCTTTTCTTTTTAGGGATTTTCCGGTTTAGGCTCGCCCTCCACAGCAATGCCGTAAATGGAAGGATCATTAAACCGCATAGGTATCAGCACCCGGCTTTTGTAGCAATAGCAGCTTTTTTCCGGCGCCCAAATAATATTGCCCATATTGGGCTTAGTGCCAGGGCGCGGGATATACCAGTGTCCGCACTCTTTCCAAAATAGCCGGGTATGCTTCTTACCGAGCCGAATTAAGGTGGGAATCATCTTCTGTTGATAGATTAAGCTGATGCGGTGATTGATGCCAACATGGACGGATAATTCGTCCTGCGGCATGTACCATTGAAATTCACTCACAAAATACACCCTTGGATAAATTATACTCCAGGGGTTTTGTCATGAAAAGGAGGCAATTATGCAGATTCCTGAGAAAATCAAGATAGGCGGCTACATAGTCAGCGTAGAATTTGTTAACAACCTGATGACGGACAGACAGCATACAGGGGAATATCATCCGAGGATTCAAACCATAAAAATTGACAAAGATTGTTCAGAACAGGAAAGAGAAGAGGTGTTCATTCATGAGGTGTTAGAAGCGATAAAAGCAATTTACGATATTCCGTTAGAACACAGAGATTTATCGCTTTTGGCAACTGTACTGCATCAGGTAATCAAAGACAATCCGGAAGTATTTAAAACAGAATAGCTTGCAAATAAGCGCCTTCGGGCGTTTTTATTTTGTCATTTAAGGAGGAGAAGCAATGAAAGGGAGTACAGGTTATTACAAAATAAGTCTAAGGCCTAAATACTGCGAAGGTGAGCATGTTGAGGTCTATATACAAGCTGACAAAAAAAAGCTTGTGCAGTTTTTAGCTGACATCGGAGATTCTTTCTATGTCGTGATACTTGACGTGAACACCGAAGGATACATCTTGACAACCAAAGAACCCAGTAAATAGGCGGCTGTATGACCGTTTATTTTTTGCTCTGGCTTAGTATTCACGGAGCATAAATGTGAAGACCTGAGAACTGGTACTGACCAGTATAAAAAAGTAACAGGAAAGGAGATTTATTAATGGATTGGTTAAAGGAAATCTTGAAAAAAGCCGGAATTGAGGAAGGAAAACTGGACAGCGTGATTGGCGACATCAACAAGGAGCTGCCGAAATACTTTATCCCGAAGGATAAGTATAATGAGGTAGCCGAGGCGAAGAAGAAGCTGGAGGCAGATATTGCCGAAAGAGACAAACAGCTTGAGGACTTGAAGAAGGCCGCAGGCTCAAACGAGGAACTCAAGAAGCAGATTGAGGCCTTGCAAGCCGAGAACAAGAAGGCCGCCGAGGAATGGCAGGCAAAGATGTCACAGATGAAGCTTGACTTTGCCATAGAAAGAGCGCTGACAGCTGCCAAGGCCAAGAACCCGAAAGCTGTAAAGGCCTTGCTTGATATGGATAAAGTTAAGCTGGATGGCGACCAACTGCTTGGCATAGATGAACAGCTGAAAGCACTCCAGCAGTCAGACCCATACCTTTTCGGCGATTCCGGCAAAGTAGGGGGAGGCACAAACCCGCCAGGTGTCGGAGACCCCGAAGTAAATCCGTGGAAGCCGGAGACGTTTAATCTTACTCTGCAGGGCAAGATCCTGCGCGAGGACCCGGCTAAAGCGGCACGGATGAAAGCAGAGGCGGGAGTAAAATAACAACATTAAAGAAAGGTGATGAAACATGGCAAAAACACTTATTGCTGATGTAATTGTTCCAGAGGTATTTAATCCGTATGTTATTCAGCGTACTGCAGAACTTTCCGCCTTTTATCAGAGTGGCATTATTGCCAGAACACCTGAATTAGACAGGCTGGCAAGCTCTGGCGGAAAACTGCTCAATATGCCCTTCTGGGAGGACCTGACCGGTGATGATGAAGTATTGAGCGACACCGATGCCCTGACCGTCGGTAAAATCACCGCTGCACAGGACGTGGCAGCACTCTTGACAAGAGGTAGAGCATGGAGCGTGAATGACCTGGCAAAAGCCCTGTCCGGTGATGACCCGATGGCAGCTATCGGTGACCTGGTGGCCGAATATTGGGCAAGGAGATTCCAGGCTATATTGATTAAGACCCTGGACGGCATCTTTGGAAATACTGCAACCGGAATGGATACAAACAAACATGATATTTCCTCAGGAGATGGAGATGCAGCTGTAATTGATGCTAAGACTGCCGTCGATGCAATCTACAAACTGGGCGACAATGCAGATAAGTTGACCGGCTTTGCGATGCACTCCGCTACGGTAGCAAAGCTGACGAAGGATGACCTGATTGAAACCATTCCCCCGTCTGAAGGGAAGCCGGCAATCAGAACTTTCCTTGGCAAGCCTGTTGTGGTTGATGACAGCCTGCCTAATGATAACGGCGTATACACAACTTATATATTCGGCGCCGGTGCCTTTGGCTGGGGTGAAGGTGGAGCACCTGTGCCGGTAGAAACCGCACGTGATGCACTGGCTGGTGACGACATACTCGTTCACAGGAGACATTTCATTCTCCATCCGAGAGGAGTAGCCTTCCAGAATGCTTCTGTTGCAGGCGCAACCCCGAGCAACGACGAGCTGGCAAATTACCAAAACTGGAAGCGTGTGTATGAGCCTAAGAACGTGAGGATCGTGCAGTTTAAGCACAAACTGGCATAGTCAAACAAAGCGAGAGGGCCTTTGCGCCCTCTCCCTCATTAATTGAGGTGATATTATGAAATGTGTTGTTTATGATGTAGATTGTTTCAGACAACAGGAAAAATATTGTTACTGGTTTTTATATCCCTTTTATCGAACAGCGGTCCATATCAGAAATGCAAAATATTGGTTTTACCGCTACCTAAACAGAAAAGGGATTATGAAAACACCGGAAGGATGCGTTATGTGTATTACTGACATACCATTTGTCAAAAAGGTTGCCGAGAGAATAGCGAGGTGATTTTATGGCAGTTGATATAACTGGATTTAACCGCATGCGCAGACAGCAGGCAGAAAAAGCCAAGAAGGAGGCGGAGGCCAAATGTCAGAAAGCTACTGCACAATCGAATACGCAGACGAATACTTCAAAAACCGCCTCCACGCCGAAAGCTGGAGCGGTGCAGACAGCAGCACCAAAGAAAAAGCCCTCAAGCAAGCAACAAGAGCAATAGACCGGCAGCGATTGAACGGTAACAAAACGGATCCTTCTCAGCCTTTGGCCTTCCCCAGATACCCCGATACTGAAATCCCGGAAGCTGTGAAGGAAGCCTGTTGCGAGGAAGCCCTTGCACTATTGGAAAGGGGCAACAGTCAGCGGAGGAAATTACAGCAGGAAGGGGTGCAGTCTTTTTCGCTGGGGAATATGAGCGAGACTTATGCACCGGGGGCCGGGCGTGGACTGTTAAGCCAGGAGGCGAAGGAACTGCTCCGGCCGTGGCTGATAGGTGCGGTGATGATAACATGATAAAAGGATATTTGAATCAAACCGCCACATGGCATTATACCACAGGGCAAATGAACGAATACGGTGAGCCATCAACCAGCAGCAAGACTATAAAAGTCCGCTGGGAAGGCAAGCGGAGGCTGGTCCGGGATAATCAGGGTCGGGAGGTAGTGTCTGAGGCAAGGGTATTTTGCATTGACCCTGTGAAGCCGGGAGATAGGCTCGAATATGGTGGCAGGGAATGGCCGGTGATTGCTGTTTCTACTGTACCCGGACTGGACGGGAAAGAAAATCATAGGGAGTGTGCGGTCTGATGGCAAATAAGAAATGGCGCATTAAAGAGGCCGTCAAGATTGCAGAGGAAGCGGCACTGAAGGCATTGCGCACAGGGGCGGAATCAATACTGACAGAAGCAATAGATGAAACGCCTGTTGAGACTGGCACACTTCGCCGCAGTGGTACCGTAACTATAGGAGGAATTCCTGACGCGGCAAAAGTTTATGCTGCAGCAGAATCCGGAACTGAAATGAAAAACGCTTTTCCACAACCTATTGGCAAAGAAAAGGCGGTATATGTATCATACAATACGCCGTACGCGCGCAGGCAGCATGAAGAATTGGGATATAACCATCCCCTGGGCGGCAAGGCAAAGTATTTGGAAACGCCATTCAACCGGAACAAGAAGAAAGTACTCCAATATGCGGAAAAGCAGGTCAAAAAGGCCCTTGAGAAGGCAAAGTGAGGTGATGCCGGATGCTGAGCGATATAGGCAACTATCTACAGGCCCAGGGAATAGGAACGCTGGGAACAAATATTTTTCTTGGCTTGATGCCAGATCAACCAGACAACTGCGTTGCCCTGTTTGAGTATGCCGGCAGTCCGCCTGACTTGCACTGGAACGGCGAATATCCCGGTTTACAGGTGAGGGTCCGGAACAAAAGCTATGCGGCTGCAAGGACAAAGATTGGGGAAGTGGCAAAGAAACTCCATGGGCTGCATGAGCAAACGCTGTCCGGCACTCGGTACTTGCTCATCAAAGCCCGGGGCAGCCCTGAGGTGCTGAAACGTGATGCAAATAACAGAGTTGAGTTATTCGTGAATTTTGAAATTATAAAGGAGCGTGATTAATAATGGCATTGAGTGGTTTTGGCGGCGGTGTATACATTGGAGACGCGCCGAAGAAGGTTGCAGAAATCGCAAACTGGAGTCTTGACATGAGCGCAGATGATATTGACATCACCAGCTTTGACTCCGAGGGCTGGAGAGAAAGAATACAGGGCATAAAAGAATGGTCCGGATCTTTTGAGGGCAACTTCAAGCCGGATGACACCGATGGACAGGCAGCCCTTATCAATGCCTGGTTGAATGGTCAGAAGGTAAAACTGGAATTACAGGTAAACAGTAATGTTAAATTCTCAGGCGAGGCGTTGATAACTCCCAGTATCGAGACACCGGTTGACGACAAAGCAAGTTTCAGCTGCGACTTCTCCGGAACCGGTCCGCTGACACCGACCTTAGGCGGCGGTAGCTGATGGCTGTCATGGGACTGATAGGGGCGGTTTACGAAAGCGAGACCGCCCCTGTTTCAGAAAATATCGCTTTGCTGTTTGATTGGACCCTTGAAGTCCAGCAAAGAAAAGAATTCACCTATGGGCCGGAGTTGCACGGCATACCTACTGGTTGGCATGTGGCAGTACAGGCCTACTGGGCAGAAAAGGATCTGCAACAGGATAAGGCTTTTATCCGGCTGTTCGTTGGTAAAGGTGAAGATAAGCGTTGTCTGGCAGGACAGGTGGAATTGCCTGTACTGAAAAAGACTGACGGCATAAATGCATCGGAAATAAGATTGGAAGGCGTTAGCCTATTAGAGCAGGAGGATGAACATGAGGAATAAAATAGTGAAATTTGCAGACAAGGATATAAATGTCCAGGAAAAGCGCATCGGTGAACTTGAGATACTGGTGCGCGAACTATTTCCCGCAACAAAAGGTAAGCTCAAAAACCTTGACAAAGCACTGAATGACCTAGAGCTTGATTGGGATTTGCTTTATAATAAGCTGCCCGTGGTGTTCCCGGACATTACGGAAGAAGATGTCAAAAACGCTTACATGAGCGACTTGGAAAAGCTGATCGGAGCATTTATTGATGTAAATTTTTTCGCGCTGAAGCAGGTGCTTCCGAAGCTGATGCTTTTGGCTCAGACTGGCTCACAGCGGAAGTAATCGTACTGCTTGCGAGAGAATTCGGCTGGACGCTGGACGAGATGCGAAAGCTGTACCCGAGCGAACTGCAGGCGATTCTAAAAGAGCTACAAAAGCAAAAGCTAGTAGACGAATATGCAGAACAAAAGAACAAGTGGGCATTCCTGGCGGCGGTTATAGCAAACTGCACTGCTGCGCTATCAAGAGTATTCAGCGGTAAAAAGAAAAAACCAAAACTTGTGAAGCCAGACGACTTTATAAGCAAAGATTTTGAAAAGCTCATGCAGCAGATATTAGGCACAAAAGAACAAAAGAAAGACAAAAAGTATGCGAAACACATTCAGGACGCAAAACAAAAAGGTTTAAAGGGACCGTGGAAATAGTTGAAAAAAGAGGTTGAAACCTCTCTCATTTTTTGGTATTTTATAATTAAAGCAAACGAAAGAGAGGTATTTGTTATATGATTAAAAAAACTGGCAGACTTATTGCTGCTGCGTTGATTCTGGCTTTTGTGTTCACAGCCTGTGGGAGAGGCGAAACACCTGAGCAAGCGGTAACCAACGCGTTAAATGCTGTCAAGAATTATGAAAAGGAAACAGCACGGAAATACTTTTCATCTGACGAATTATTCAGCAGTAATTCGCAGTCTGATGAACTTATAAAGGACGAAGAAAATATCAAACTTATATTTAGCAAATTGGATTTTAAGGTCTTATCTTCTACCAAAGAAAAAGATACTGCAACGGTGAAGACCGAAATAACAAATATAGACATGACTGAAATTATAGGAGAGTATTTCCGTCAAGCAATGGCGCTTGCTTCTGGCAATGCATTTGCAGGGGCTAATGCAAAAAGTCAAGAAGAAATCGACAAGGAAGCAGAACAATTGCTAATAGACTTGCTAAAAAAAGAAGATAACAAAAAGGTTACTTTTACTATTGATATTAAACTGACCAAGCATGAGAATAGCTGGAAAATAGATGCAAATGAAGAATTTCAAAACGCAATAACGGGCAACCTGTATAACGCAATAAAAAATATGGAAAGCAGCTTCGGTAATAGCGACACTCCCGAAGGCAAATTAAATGAAATAAACAATTTTGTCATCTCCGATATATGGAATAACGGCTTTAGTGATATAGGCTGGTATATTGAGTATGGTACCAGTAGCACGGGAGAAAGTTTAGATATTGATTTTACTTTGGAACGGTTAGCCGAAGCAATGACCAAAAAAGCCGAATACGACACTTATATAAACGGTTTGGAAGATGAAAAGTACACGAAAGTAAAACAAATATGGAGCAAACTATCTGCAGAAATCGACAGACTGTACGGCCAAATTCAAGCTAAAAAACCCACAGCCAATGACAGCAGCTATAACTTTGACACCGGTATTTTTAATCAATATATGGATGCGTTTGCCGATGAGGTTGAAAACTTAGATTAAAACACAATATATACACAAAAGCCCTTTTTAGGGCTTTTTGTTTTGCTCAAAAAGGCAGGTGAAACAGTATGACCGTAGGACAAATATGGGCAAAGCTGGGAGTTGACCAAAAGGAATTTGAGAGCGGACTGCGCAATGCAGAATCGCAAGCCAATAAAGCGGGGTTGAAGATTGGCAATATATTTAAAAATGCATTTTCCGTAACCATTGGCATGGGCATGTTTGAAGCGTTGAAAAAAGGTTTTAAGTCCACCGTTGGCGCTGCCGTAGATTTCAACTCCATGCTTCAGACTGCGCAGATGGGCTTTACAACCATGCTCGGCAGCGCTGAGAAAGCTCAGGCTTTTCTTGATGATATGGCTGATTTCGCAGCTAAGACACCGTTTGAATACCCCGAACTGCTGGAAGCCGCTAAAAAGATGCTTGCCTATGGCTTTTCAGCCGAAAACGTGCTGCCTACACTACGGGCTGTTGGTGATGCGGCCGCGGCTCTCGGTATGAGCGGTGAAGGTATCGACAGGATAACTCTTGCCTTGGGCCAGATCTATGCAAAGGGAAAATTATCCGGCGAAGAGATGAGACAGCTCACAGAAGCCGGTATCCCTGCATGGCACATGCTTGCTGAGGCTATGGGAACAACTGTTCCTGCACTTCAGGATATGGTTTCAAAAGGATTAGTGCCTGGAGCAAAAGCGGTTGAGATGTTGACTGCAGGCATGAACCAGCGCTTTGGCGGCATGATGGCGAACATGGAAAACACCTGGCAGGGCGTGACATCAAGCATAAAAGACATTTGGAGGATGACCGTCGGCACACTGACACAAACGCTGTTTGGCGGCCTCAACAACATGCTAATACAGGTCCGCGACTTCATGGCGGCGTTCTATTCATACCTGCAAGGCATCCTCGGCAAAAAGGCAAAACAATCGACCGACGCCCTTGTCGGCAGCACAAAGGCGCAGGCAGCAGCTATAAACGAGGTCGGGGACGCATCAGAGAAAGCAGCAAAAAAAGCGAATAAGAACCTGCAGGCGTTTGACGAGGTACATCAGTTGCAAGAGGAAATGAGCGATACGGCTGCAGGGGGTATACCTACCGCTGATACCGCGGCTGTTGCTCCGCTGGAACTCGAGGACGCCGGCGAGCCAGAAGCATTTTCAAAGTTTCAGGAAGTTCTTGAGAAGCTCGCTGTCCTGTTCGGTCCTGTTGCTGACGGATTTGATAAGTTGAAAGAAGCAGCCGAACCGATAGTTAAGAATATCGGTGAAGGGTTAAAATGGCTCTGGGATAAGGTGCTTGTACCCTTTGGTTCCTGGACCATATCTGAAGCTGTGCCAGCATTTTTCAATTTGCTTACCGGTGCATTTAAAGTGCTGAATCCTATCCTTGAGGGTTTTAAACCGTTGGGACAGTGGCTGTGGGATAGTTTCCTTCTGCCGATAGCAAAATGGACTGGCGAGGCATTCGTTGTGACCATAAACGCAGTAGGCGATGCCCTTAAAGCCATAGGAGATTGGATGTCAGAAAACAAATCTGTGGTTGAAGGAATAGCAATAGCACTTGCCGCATTTTTCGCGGCATGGAAACTTACTGAACTGATGGCTTTCATTCAGATGTCTGGCGGAATAGTTGCAGCTATACAGGCAATAACTTCGGCGATTTGGAGCAATATAGCGGCCAAAATTGCCGATAAAGCAGAAACTATCGCCATAATCGCTTTGTATGCGAAAGACTTTATTGTTTCCCTCGCAAAAGGCGTAGCTTCTCTGGCGACCAATACTGCCGCATGGATAGCCAATACAGCTGCTATGGTTGCTGCCAAAGTCGCTCAAATTGCTGTAACAGTCGCCACTACAGCATGGAGCTCGATCAGTGGCATTGCTACAGCGGCGACGACTGCCTTAGGTGCTGCTTTCAATTTCCTCATGTCTCCGATAACTCTGATTATTGCTGCTATTGCAGCCGTGATTGCAATAGTTGTCCTGCTCATTAAACATTGGGATGAAGTTAAAGCTGCAGCAATTGCGTGCTGGGAATGGATAAAACAGACTTGGGAAGTTGTTGCCTCCTGGTTTAACAAAAACATAATTCAACCTGTGGCACAATTTTTCAAAGAATTATGGGAAGGTATAAAAGAGGTTTGGAACAAGGCAGCAGGATGGTTTGATAAAAATGTTATACAGCCTATAGTCAAAGTGTTTGAAAACCTGAAAAAGTCTATAACTGATATATGGGACGGAATCTGGGCCGGAATTAAGTCAGTTGTAAACAGCATCATCAACGGAATAAATACCCTGATAAAGGGTTTAAACAAAATACATTTAGATATACCGGATTGGGTTCCTTTAATTGGCGGGAAATCCTTTGGCATTAATATTCCTCTCATTCCTAAACTTGACACTGGCACGAACTACGTCCCGCAGGACATGCTTGCATATCTCCACGAAGGTGAAGCTGTCGTGCCTAAGAAATACAATCCTGTAGCAGCGGGACTAACTGCTGAGACAATAGAGCAGGCAGTATACAGAGCATTTACGAACGCATTAAGAATCATGCAGGCGTCAGCCAAACAGGATGACAGGGAACTGGTGCTTAAGATAGATAACACTACCCTTGCAAGGATGCAGCTACCCGCCATAATCCGAGAGGGCCAGCGTCAGGGGCTTAATCTTGTAGTTCAACCGCAGGGAGTGTAAATTATGTTAAAGATTGCAGGAGTAACAGTTAAAACACCTTCGGAGCTTAAAGTCGGGCGGTTTGATATCACAAAGTCAAACCGCTCTGCATCCGGCAAGATGTTAATGGAACTGATCGCCACAAAGCGCCGGGTGGACGTTGTCTGGAAGATGCTACCCGATAATGAATTGCAAAAAATCATTGATACTATAGCGGCTAACAAGCCGTTTTTTACTTTGGAATACCCAGATGCAGGCGGGACAAAGACAATGACCTGCTATGCAGGGGACATTGTAACCAGCCTTTGGCACACGAAAAACGGTGTCAGGTATTGGGAAGAGGTAAGCATAGGATTTATTGAACAGTAGTGAGGTGAAAGAAATGGCAAGAACAAGTTTAGCAAGGCAGCAATTAGCCGATACCGGACTCACTGCAGCCTATTCGCCAGCAGTTGCAGAAGGGCATAGTGTAGAAAACAACGGTAAGGTAATCTTGCATGTGAAGAACGACAGCGGACAGGACATAACTGTAACGATCCTTTCTGGACATATCCGCGCAGGATTAAAACTCCAAGATAGAGTCGTGACTGTAGGAGCCGGTAAATCCGCTTTCATTGGCCCGTTTGACCCTGACATATACAACCAAAGCGACGGCGGAAAAGGACAAATATACATTGACTACAGTGCCGTGGAAGGCGTGACCGTGGCAGCGTTGTTGTTCCCGTGAGGTGGTGGTATAGGTGTATCCAGTTACACAAGACTTCATAGACAAGATGAAAGCCGACAGGCGGCAGGTTTTGGCGCGTGTAGCAATAGACTATACAGACCCTTTTATAGATCAGTCGCTGGAAATCGAGGCCAATGAACAGGCGAATGTATCCTACCCGCAACAGACAGCTGATAGCGTGGACACGGTGACCCACAAATACGCTTGCCTTGACGGTACTTGGGACTTGACTTCCGGCGAATACCACCTGGCGCCGTCAGAAAACATGTTGTTACAGGCTCAGATGGGCTGGTGGGGAGCACAGTTTGCCGATCAGGACGGGTATTTCTCGCAGCCGTACCCTACATTGACTGTCCGGCACTTACCCAGGCCAATCCGTTCCCTGCGAGTTGTGGGCGACACAGCACGAGGCGAATATCCTGTTGACTTCCAAGTCAAGCTCTACGCTCAGGATGATACACTCTTGAAAACCGAAACCGTGACCGGAAATGCTCAAATTGCTTGGCAAAAGGACCTTGAACCACAGGTCCTTGACGTTGCAAAACAGGAACTCATTATCACCCGCTGGAGCCTGCCTGGTACTTGTGCCAAAATCATTGAATTTTTTACGTCTATCCGGGAAGTTTATGAAACCGGCGACTTGGTAAGCCTGCGGCTGCTGGAGGAAAGAGAAGCCTCCCAGGGCAGCTTGCCGGTGGGAAATATATCAGCGAACGAAGTTACAATTGCCTTGAACAATGAGAGCAAGAAGTTCGACATTGACAACGAGAACTCCCCGCTCAAGAACCTTTTGAAGCCGAACAGGAGAATCCAGGTGTGGCTGGGGGCGGAGGATGTAATAGGTGAGTGGTATACGGAGATTGAACAATCCTCATATTATTATCAAGCGATGTTGTGTGGTGGACGATATGTGGCACAGGGGTTTAAGCCAGTGGGTAGTTTGGTTGGGGCAAGAGAGGTTTGGGCTTATGTTATGTCATCTTCAACCGGCAAGGAAGGTTCGCCTCCAGATGTGCATTTCCATGTTTATAGCAACAATGAGGGTGTGCCTGGGGAATCAATTAGCACTGATTATGGAGTGGTGACGGGTGATAATTGGCCTAGTGGCAGGCAATGGGTTGGAACGAAAATTGTTTTAGGCGAACCCCTGCAAGAAGGGCAACAGTATTGGTTGGTTTTAGCGGGACAGGGTGTTTATGATTATTACGATAATGTTCGTTATGTGTATTCGGATGGGGACGTGTACGCTGATGGTTATAGGTGCACATCTAGCGATGGAAAGATATGGCATAAGACACACGACAGGGACTTGACTTTCAGGCTCGATGTCCCTATTTACAAAGACAAATGGGTACCGCTTGGCACGTTCTGGTCGTTAGACTGGGACAGCCCTGACGACAGCCTCGAGGCAACAGTCACGGCACGGGATAGGATGGAGTTGCTCAGGAAAAGCATATTCCAGACGTCGCAGGTACTCACAAACAAGAGCCTGTATGAGCTTGCGGAAATAGTGTTGCAGGATGCGGGGCTTACATCGGATGAATACATCATTGACACGGACTTGCAGAATATCATCATACCATACGCTTGGTTTAACCCTGTTTCTCATCGTGAAGCGCTGCGGCGCATAGCAGAGGCCGGACTGGCAGCGGCGTTTCAGAATCGGGACGGAAAGATACAGATAGAAAGTTGGCTTATTACTGGCGATGAACCGGTATTGGAAATAACGGAGGATGATTATTTCCCGCCGCTCCGGGCTCCGTCACACCAAGACCAGGTGGCGAATGAGATAATCGTTGACACACAGCCTTTGAGACCTGCAACAACTTCGGAGGAAGTCTACAGGAGCAATGAGCCGGTCATGATTCCTGCCAACTCCACACAGACGTTGACAGTATACTACAACAAAACACCGGTCATTGACGCTGTGACCACCCTCGACAGTCCACCGGCGGGCGTGACAATTACCGAAGCGACATACTACGGCTGGGGCGCGAGTATCAAAATCGCCAACAGCACCGGCACGGATCAGCAGGTGACGCTGGTCATCACTGGTCGACCGCTGAGTGTCCAGAACAAGGAGCGTGCCGTGGCTCGGGACGAGGCATCAATCCTCGAAAATGGCCTGCTGACGTATGAGTTCCCGGCGAATCCGTTGGTGCAGACACTGGCACAGGCTCAGGCGATAGCAAACACCTTGCTGGCATCCGTCAAGGATCCACGCAGAGACATTGAAGTTGAGTGGCGGGGGAATCCGGCATTGCTTTTGGGCGACAGGGTGACGGTGAAAGGCAAGGACTATCACATCATCAGACAAGAAATAAACTGGCAGGGTTACCTGTCAGCAAGGCTTACTGGAAGGAGGGCAACATAAATATGGCATGGCAAACACCAAAAACAAATTGGGGACAACCAGGACAGACAGTACCTGCAGCTACAGATTTCAACAGGATTGAAGGAAATACACAGTACTTGAAGGATGAAATTGACTCGCATTTGGCAGATTATGCCCAACACGGCGTAACAATGGGTCGTGAAAACGACCTTTATGTCGCCAAAATTGGGTCGCTTTTTGAATTTACTCCTTTAGAAGTGAACTATGGTGGCTCTATACATGCTATGGCAACAGACGATGAATTTGTCTATGTTGGCGGGCGGACAACCCAAACTGTAAGAAAGTTGAGGAAAAGTGATTTATCACAGGTAGCTGAAAGCGCAGACTACGGCGGGGATATATATGCAATAGCAGTAGACGACAACTATGTATATGTGGGGGGGTGGGAAACCCAAACTGTGAAGAAACTCAACAAATCCGACCTATCGCAGGTAGCTGAAAGCGCAGACTATGGCGGCTTCATCCGTGCTATAGCTACAGACGATGAATTTGTCTATGTTGGCGGGGAAATAACCCGAACTGTAAGAAAGTTGAGGAAAAGTGATTTATCACAAGTAGTTGAAAGCGCAGACTATGGTGGCATTATCCTTGCTATGGCTACAGACGATGGATTTGTCTATGTTGGCGGGGATACAACCAGCATAAGAGTCATAGAAAACCGCGATCTAATTAAGATTATAAGTAGGCTTTCTAGCACACCACAACCTTATAAAATTTATGGTGTAGATATTGACCTTACAAACAGTAACCCTGAAACAGCAGTAACTTATACAGATGATGCTGTTGGCATGACTGCTGGTTCTTCTGCTTGGGATAGTATGGCAATATTCAAGGATATAAAGCCTTGTGTACTTAAAAATGGAGTTGTTCAATATTATTTAGATCCCAACGATTTTACAAAAAAGGTTGATGGTAGTGCTGCGGATATAACATCAGGTAATGATGGGGATGTAATGATTGAAATTCCCAAGATAGGATTTTTAATATCAACTGTCGGAAACATTTTGACTGTAAAGGTAACAAATAACCCAAACAATCCCAATTTCAAATATTATGCACATTCCAGGGCTGCTGAAGGTGATAGGTCAAAACTTTACATTGGGGCTTACCTGGGTTGGAATGATGGCAGTAAATTAAGAAGTTTGAGTGGTAAAATACCAACTGCTAACCAAACGATTGGAACATTCAGAATACAAGCAAAAGCAAATGGTTCAGGCTATGACTTGGTTTCATTCTATCCTTTAACCCTTTTACAATGCTTATATTTAATTAAGTATAAGAACCTTGACTCTCAAACAGCACTTGGTAGAGGTTATGTGGATGGGAACAGTGCTGCAGCTAATACTGGTGGAACTAATCAAAAAGGAATGTTCTTTGGAGAAACAACAGGCAAGCAACAAATGAAGTTCCTTGGTATTGAAGATTTTTGGGGCAATCTTCGCTGGTGGATTGATGGGTTGTTCAGTGATGCAAGCAGAAATATTAAGACTGCTTTTCAGAACTTTAATGACACAGGAAACGGTTATGTTGATAGAGGTCAAGGGGCAACATCTAATATTGGAAACTACATGAGTAAACCACAAGGAACAAGTCAAACGGGATTTATTGCAAAAGAAGTTAGTGGTTCAGCTTCAACTTATTTTTGTGACCATGCTGATTTGTCTGCTTCCCGCTTACCTACTTTCGGTGGTGCTTGGAATGGTGCTTCTGCTGCGGGTGCTTTCTGTCTTTTTATTAATGGTCCCTCTTCATATTCGAATTCTAGTTTGGGCGGTCGCTTGATGTATTTATAGGGTTAATATATGGGCAATGGTAAAGATTGGAATTCATTACCTGCTTAAAAAAATATTTGGATGATTATTACATTACTGAAATTAAAGAAAGGAAGGTTGCCTGATGAAAGACATGGGTATTATTCAAGGTTCTGCTGCCCAAGCAGTTCCTTTAATCATTGGAAAAGATACAGTTTATGTCCATACTGACATAACCCCTGTTGAGGGTGAAGAAGGTCTATTCCAATATCATGAAGTTCAGTATGAAAAAGATGAATATATCAAAATGTTGGCTGAACAAAATGAAACACTTATGGAAACTTTGGACATCCTCATGTCAGAAGTGCTTCCATCTTTAATGATGTTTTAATAATAGAGAAAGGGGGATATTCCAATGAGTAGATTTATTGCAACAATGATTGAAAGGGCAGCAGATGTTTCACTTGAAAAAGGTCAAGAAAAATATAGGGCTTACTTCATAAAAACACCATTATACACACCATATAAAGCGGATGCAGATGCCCTGCTGTCAGCAGAAGGCTATGCAGATGTGATTGTTTCTGAATAACTAATACATTTATATAAATAAAAACAAAACCCCTTTAGAAGTTAAAATTATAGCTTCTGAAGGGGTTTATTATTTACGGAAAGAAGTGGCGTATATGACAATTGAAGTAGCTTTATTAATTTCAGGTGTGTCAGTAGCTTTTGGTATCTTTGCTGGTATTTCTAATTTAAGAAGAAATCAAAAACTTGATGATAAACGGGATGCAACGGAAATGACC